TACTCTGTTATCGAAGATGATAAACGGTTGATTGTAGATTTAACCGATGATGACCAAGTGCTTCTAGTAAACAAGCATAACGAGTTAGTCAAAGATACTTATGATAACGTATTGAACAGTCGTAAAGTATTTGAGTACCACGAAGACAACTCACGAAACCCCGTTGAATACAAAACATAACTTGTAAATAAACTGAGGTGACATGAATGAGTGTATTAGACTGGTTCAATAATCGAAGTAATGATATGCCACCTGAGAATATCAGAAAGGTAGACGACAACCTTCTACTGGCTATCAAACACTTAGAAGATGAACAGATACAGAAAAGTAAATCAAGCGGCCAAGGACGGGCTAAGGCATATGAGGAACCTCTTTTAGGTAGTATGTCGATGAACCCTGATTACAAAGAAGCTCCTTCGTCAAGAGGGAATCATAACTTACTAGAGACATTGAAGTTATGGTCAAGAAAGAATATTATACTTAACGCAATTATTAATACTCGTGTAAACCAAGTATCGTTATTCTGTACTCCTGCTAGACATAGTGATAGAGGGATCGGATACGAGGTTCGATTAAAGAACCCGTTAGATAAACCAACTTCACATGACATTGCGAAGATGGAACGTATTGAAGACTTCCTGCAACATACAGGTAAGAGTCACGATGATTTCACGAGAGATAATCTCCGAGCATTTGTAAAGAAACTTGTTCGAGATAGATTGGTATATGACAAGATTAACTTCGAGCTTATCTACGATACAAAAGGTGAGTTAAACCGATTCAAAGCGGTCGATGCGTCTACTATCTATGTAGCCGTAGATGAGAAAGGTCATGAACCTAAAGGAAAGAATGTTGCCAAGTACGTACAGATTCTAGAGCGTAGAAAGGTAGCAGAATTTAAAGCAAAAGAAATGGCTTGGGAGGTACACAATCCGAGAACCGATATTACAGTCGGTCGCTACGGATATTCCGAGTTAGAGGTTGCTATGAACCACTTACAGTACCACGAAAATACAGAGCTATTCAATGCTAGGTACTTCGCACAAGGTGGTACTACACGAGGTCTATTACATATCAAAACTGGACAAGACCAATCAAACCAAGCGTTACAGGCATTTAGACGTGAATGGACCGCAATGTTCAGTGGGATCAATGGAGCTTGGAAGATTCCTGTAATCTCTGCCGAGGATGTTAATTTCGTTAACATGACTCAATCATCTAGAGATATGGAATTTGAGAAGTGGTTGAACTATTTAATTAACGTATGTTGCTCTATCTATGCTATTGACCCATCGGAGATTAACTTCCCTAACCGTGGGGGAGCTACAGGTAGTAGCGGTAACTCTCTAAACGAAGGTAGCACGAAAGAGAAACATCGTAGCTCTAAAGATAAAGGGTTAGAGCCTTTACTGAAGTTTATCGAAGATGCAATCAACAAATATATCGTTGCACAATTTGGGGATCGTTACTTATTTAGTTTCGTTGGTGGGGATGTTCAAACAGAACGTGAGATTATCGAGATACTAGCAGCTAAAGCAGAAATCGGTCTAACAATTAACGATGTTCGTAATGAACTAGGTTTACCTCCTATCGAAGGTGGAGACATCATTCTAAATGGTGTTCACGTACAACGTCTAGGTCAAATCATGCAAGAAGAGATGATGAAACAACAAATGGCTATGACACCTAACGGACAAGTTCCAGGTAACAAGAAAGAGCAGACACCGAAGGAAGAGAAGTCCCAAGCAGAGCAAAAAGGGATGAACGGTAACTCTAGTAATGTTAACGGTAAAGGAACCCACAACAAAGGGGTAGGCAAAGACGGACAGGTTAAAGGTGCGAAGAATACAAACGCTTCAAAACAAGGCGGTAAAGGTAAATAATCCTCAATTAAGTGGTACTTCTGTTATATTAATAGCATCAAAACGTGCTTGTAAGGTCGGTATACTTTACAGGCGCATACCACTTAGAGGGGAGGATACCTAGATGCAAGCTGTTAACCCCATAACAGGTAAAGTTAATTTATTCGTTCCTATCGACATCGAAGAGTCTATCAGTAAGAGTAACGAAGACACAAGTAGTAAATCATGGTGCCTGAGAGGTTACGCTACAACGCCTGACCTTGACTTACAAGACGACATTATTGATCCGAGAGGAATTGATATTAGTCATTTCATCACTCATGGGTATCTAAATTACGAACACTTCCAAGGTGAAGAATACAAGGTTGGTGTTCCTACTGAAGGTACACATGTAGATGATGTTGGTTTATTCGTAGAGGGTAAGCTATACAAAGATAATCCATATGCGAAGAGTATTTGGAATCTAGCTAACAGTATTCAAAAATCAGGTATTGATAGAAAGATTGGATTCTCTATCGAAGGTTTTGCTAAATCTAGAGACAAAGCTGATCCACGGATTATTAAAAGTACATATATCACAAATGTGGCGGTTACAACAAGTCCTGCCAACCCGAATGCAGTATGGGATGCTTTCATGAAGAGTTGGCAAGTTGGGTACGCAATTACACCTGAAGAGAGTGTAGGAGTTGCTGCTATTAGTCCTGATAGTCTAGCACGAAGCTTATACAACTTATCTTGGTCATTGAAAGAAGAAGATGAATCTAAGTTTAAGGATGTATGGGGAGAAGTTGGTAACTACTTAGATGCAATGGAAAGATACACACCTGAGAGTGCGATCCTATTCTTACAGATTTCAAAAGGATACTCAAGGTCAGAAGCTAAAGAGAAGTTAGAACAACTATCTCAACAAGCTAAACAAAACATTTAAACTGAAGGGAGTTTAACTAATGAGTGCGAAACAAACTTTTGCTAAATTAACTGAAGACTTGGAACAATTAGAAAAGTCTGACAAAGAAAAAGAGGTTACAATCGAGGAGCCGAAAGCACCTATCGAAGAACCTGAAGTGGTTGAACCTGCTAAAGAGGAGCCAGTAGTGGAAGCACCTGTTAAAGAGGAAGAACCAAAAGAGGAGCCAAAGGAAGAACCAAAAGCTGAAGAACCTGTAAAAGAGGAACCTAAAGCTGAGGAGCCTAAAGAAGAACCAAAGGTTGAGCTAGTAGCAGAGCCTGTAGTAGAGGAGCCAAAAGAGGAGCCAGTTGCGAAATCTGAAGAAGGTATCGACACAGGTGACATCTTAAAAGCATTCCAA